GCACAATTGAAACTGGATTTAGAATTGGCGAGACAAGATTTGATCAAGGTGATAATGGGGGATCATTATTTTTACCATTAGATCAGGTAAATATTGCATCCGTTGATATTTCTAAATCAAATCTTACAATTTATGAGCAAATACTTGCACAATCAACAAATACCTTAGGTGAAATGTCCATCAACATTAGTAATGTTGGTGTAACAAGTTCATTTTTTGATGCCTTTGATGGTGAAAGATATGTAATAACATATTCAGATGGATCTACCGAAAACCTGAGATCTGAACAGGTTACAATTAATAATGATGGAACTATTGTCTCTTTTACAGGTCTAAACAAAAGTGAAAGTAATGTTACTGTTCTGGTAACAGCTAAAAAGAAAGGATTGCAATCAAAATTAAAAGAGTGGACAAGAAGTACAAAACTAACTGTAGACAAGTCTAAATTAAGGAGTTCTGGAATCACTACAGGAACAGTGAATGGAATGACCCATAACGCTTTCTATGGACTTAGAGTTGAAGACGAAGAAATTTCACTGAATTATCCCGATGTTGCTCAAATTCTTGCTGTATATGAATCAAAAACATCAGTAGCTCCAACATTAGATGCATTGACATTTGAAACTGGACTTGGATTGGACACCAACTCAATTGTTGGAGAATATCTTCTTGGACCCAATAATACTGCTGTAGCACAAATAATTACAAGAGTATCACCAATTAAAGTTGAAGTTGTATATCTGAATGATGAGAGATTCTCTGTGGGCGAAACTCTCACATTTCAAGAATCTAGAATTGAAGCAACTATTCAGTCAGTCCTTGATGGTAGGTATGTAGATCTAACTGAGCAATATGTTCTTGATGATGGTCAAAGACCAGATTTCTCTGATTATTCAAGATTGGTTAGAGTTGAAAATAAAGTTCCAACAAAACAATTGTTAGTTATTTTCAATCATTATACTATCCCAGATAGTGATGATGGTGATGCTTTTACTGTATTATCTTACGGTGCAGATAGATTCAAGAATGATATACCAGATATTTTTGAACCAAATAATTTCAATCAATTTAGTTTTGCGAGAGCGTCAGATACATTAGACTTTAGACCAAGAGTTGCTCCTTTCGGAACTGAAGCTGGAAAATCACCATTTGATTATGATTCTAGAGATTTCTCAGGTACTGGTTCTTCTTCACCATTGATTCCAAAAGACTCTGAAAGTTCTTTCCTTAGTTATGAGTATTATTTGGGTAGAATGGATAGAATCATTCTAACTCCAGAGGGTGAAATTGAAGTTGTTACGGGTACTCCATCTGACGATCCACAAGTACCTTCAGTTGTCGAAGACTCTATGACTTTGGCAACATTGGAGTCTCCACCATATGTTTATGACATTGAAGATACTGAACTAACTCTCGTTGATAATAAGCGTTTCACAATGAGAGATATCGGTGCTCTTGAAGATAGAATTGAAAATCTTGAAGATACCGTGTCTCTTTCAATACTTGAAAATGATACCAGATCTTTACAAATTACAGATGCTGATGGGTTGAACAGATTCAAAACTGGGTTCTTTGCTGATGATTTCACAAATGATGACTTATTCGATGAAGAATTAACAACAATGGTTGTGGATCCTGGTATCGAACAACTTTCATGTGAAGCTTTCCAAGTATCTTTAACTCCACAGTTGCAGTATCAAAAACAAAATGATGTTAATACTCTAGATCTATCATCTAATGATCCATTGTTAGATACAAATTGTCAAAAAACAGGAAATGTTGTAAGTCTAAAATATGAAGAGATTGAATATCTAAAGCAAGCATTTGCAACTAGAGTTGAGAATGTAAACCCATTCAGTGTTATTGATTATATTGGTACTATTAAATTAGAACCAGCACAAGATACTTGGACAGAAACTAGGGTTAAGAATAAAAAGGTAGTTAAGAAAAAGTTCAAGACTGTAAACAAAAAAAGTACAAACGTTGTTAATAAATTCAAGGTTGGAAAACCAAAAAATGGTCCGTCTTCAATGAAGACTACGACCAAGAAGAAAACAAAAGTATCAAAGTCAAAAGATACTAAAATTACCAACGTTTCTACAAAAATTAAGTCAAAGACTAGTCAAGCTAAGTATATGAGACGTAGAAACGTCTCATTCTTTGCTGAAACATTGAAACCTTTTACAAGATATTATGGTTTCTATGATGGATCCAAAAAAGTAAGAGTTCTTCCCAAATTGGTAGAAATTGACAATGTTCAAGGATCTTTCCAAGTTGGCGAAATTTGCGAAATTTGGAATAGAAGATCTCTAAAATTTGTTGATGGTGTAGGTAATCTAAACGTTGAAGATAAGTTTGATGACGTTGTAGATGATCCTAAGGGTAAGAAGTTTAGGAAGGCTCGTAGAAGAGCTGTTGTTAGACTTGCTCAACCAAATCACAAGTCTGGAGAGATTAAAAACCCAGACCAGGTATATACTTTTAATCCATATGATAGAGATCAAGACATTAGTAAGTTAACCACTTACAATAGTTCTTCTACATTTTTGAATTTAGATACACTTGGAATGTCTCGTCAACAACAAGGTAAGTTCTTTGGAAACTTCTGGTCAAATTTTGTAATTATCGGTAGAACCAGTGGTGCAGTTGCACAAGTACAACGAAAGAGGTTGATAAGTGATGGTGTTGGAAGTTTGTATGGAAACATTGCATTTGCTGGCCCAAAAAATAAGAATAGAAGATTTAAGACAGGAACCAAAATATTCAAAATAACTAATGATAATAAGGATACAGATCCGTTACCTGGAGCACTCACGCATTCTGATGCAGAAACTCCATTCACCTCTTCAGGGACAATTATCAGAACTACATTAACAACAACAATCAAAAAACTGGTAACAACCACGAAGAATGCGGTTACGACTGTAACTAAAACTAATGTCTTTAGGATGCAAAAGCTTCCACCTCCACAAATTATTGTGCGGCAGACCATCATTAATAGAACTATTATTAGAAGAGTAAGAAGGAGAGATCCTCTAGCACAGTCATTCACAACAGATAAGAAAGGTGCATTCATTTCTTCTGTTGACATTTATATGGCAACAAAAGACAACAAAGCACCATTGACTGTTGAATTGAGAACAATTCAATTAGGTCTACCAACACTACAACTTGTTTCTCAAGAAGCACAAGTTGTTCTTCAACCATCACAAGTGAATATTTCTGATGATGCTAGTGTTGCTACTAGAGTTACTTTCTCAGCACCAATTCCTGTTGAACCAGAAACTGAATATTGTATTGTACTTCTAGCACCAACTTCGGTCAAGTATAATGCCTGGATTGCAAAACTTGGAGAGAAAACTATAAACACTGCAGAACTATCTGGGCCTGAATCTCAGCAATATACTAGACAGTATGGTGCTGGTTCACTGTATAAGTCACAGAACGGTTCTATTTGGACACCATGTCAATTTGAAGACATGAAGTTCCGAGTTAATAAGTGTAAGTTTTTAGCTGAGAATGGAACTGTTACATTCCATAATCCAGATATTGATAGAGACGGTGATCTACTTCCTGACATGCCAGAAGATCCAATTAAATCTCTACCAAGAAATCTTGATGTTGGTATTACAACTGTATTGACACAAGGGATGAAGGATATTCTACAGATTGGTAGAAAGGTCGGAACTGGATCACTTGTTACTGGTGTAATTGGTAATGTTGGTGGAACTATCCAATCTATTAAAGCTAATTTGCCTGGTATTGGATATTCTAATGGTACTTACAATAATGTAAACTTCTTCTCATTATCTGGTGATGGATCTGGAGCAACAGGTTCAGTAACAATTGCTGATGGTATTTTATCTTCAGCGTCAATTGCAAATACTGGAACTGGTTATATTGCTGGTGAATCTCTTGGTATTACCACAGCAGATGTGACTAAAGGAACTGGGGCTCAGATATCAATTTCTGATATCAATGGTGTTGATACACTATATCTTACAAATGTTCGTGGTGAACATCTTACTGTTGATGACCCACTAGTTTACTATGATAATAGTGGAAATGCACAAACTTTGAATACTGGTGTTACAACAGCAGTTAGAACTTCAATTATTTCTGATGAATTATATTCAGGTAATGTAATTGAAATTCTTCATCCAAGTCATGCACTAAAAGATATTCGCAATCTTGTTGATATCTATAACGTAGATCCAACAAGAATTCCTTCAGAATTAAATCAAGATATTAACGCCACTGTAACATCTATTGGAGTTGCTGACACTTCACCTTATGGAACATTCCAAGGTGTATCTACTTCTGCTGGATATGTATTGGTTGATAATGAAGTCATGTATTACAATAGCATTGGTAATGGTACTCTTGGAATAGCCACAAGAGGTGCAGAAGGAACCACGGCCGTTAGACATGCATCTGGAGACGAAGTGTATCCATATGAATTCAATGGCGTTTCACTGACTCAAATCAATAAAGTTCATAATATTCCTGCCGCAGTAGTTTTCCAAGCAAATAAAACTATTGATACTTACTATGTAGAAATTGACAGGGGGAATAGAAGAGATGGTCCAAACATGTTGAATTTTGAGAGTGAATTTATTGCTGGTGGTGATGAAGTATTTGCTTCTGGTAATATTCAGTATGACAGACTAAATACCAGACTTGATATTGTTACTCCTAAGAGAACCAGAATTAAAACTCGCGTGAGAACAGTTTCTGGAACTAGTGCTGGTGGTGTTGAACCATCTTTTGTTGATCAAGGATTCGTGTCAGCTGAACCAAATGCAACTATATTGTTTAGTAGACCTCAAATGGTTTGTTCAAAAGTAAATGAAGATGCAAATGTAACAGGTCTGCCAAGAAACAAATCACTTACAGTTGAAATTGATCTTCAGAGTAGAGATTCTAATTATTCTCCATTCATCTATCTTGATAACTGCACTATTGACTTTGATAGATCTAGAATTGACAACCCAATCAGTGATTATACGACTGATTCCAGAGTAAATTCCTTAGAAGATGATCCTCATGCTGCAATATATGTTTCTGAAAGGATTGACCTGAAAAACCCTGCAACTTCACTTAAGTTGTTGACAGCAGCTTATGTTGATTCCACTGCAGACATCAGAGCACTTTTCAGAACATTCCCAGTTGATAGTGGAAACACAGAACCAGCATTTGTTCTATTCCCTGGATTTGATAACTTAACTGATACTGATGGTGATAATTTTGGTGATGAAATCATAGATCCAACTAAAAATTCTGGTAAACCAGATCAACAGGTTATTCCTGTTATATCCGATGAAATGAGAGAGTATCAATTTAGTATTGATGAGTTACCACCATTTACTGCATATCAGATAAAGATTGTGTTTAGTGGAACAAATGAGTGTCTTGCTCCTAGAATGAATGATCTCAGAACCATTGCATTAGCATAAAATGTCGGAATATATTAAAGTAGATCAAGACTCCAGTTTGTATAAAAATATGCACACTGGAGCAGTGATCAATATTGATGATCAAGGGTATGAAAATTACATGAGAATGAAAAGAAAAAAAGAAAGGAAAGATGAAGAGATTGATCAACTTAAAGATGAACTCTCTGAAATAAAGGGACTATTGAAGACTCTCATTGAAAATAATAATAAATAGTCAAGAGCCCTGATGAACTTGTAAGATGGCAGTATATTCACACAACTTGATTATCAATCAAGGTGCTGATTTTACTAAAAATTTCACCATTGAAGATGCGTCAACAAACTCACCCAAGAGTTTGGTTGGATATGCTGTTAGTGCTCAATTAAGAAAGACTCCAACGTCATCTTCAAAACACACTTTCATTTCAACAGTGACAAGTGATAGTGGTGGAAATGTTCGTATTTCTTTAGGTGCAACAGAAACATCTGCCATAAAAAGTGGTAGATATGTTTATGATGTTGTAATTAATAGTGGAATAGACACTGTGAGTGGTATTTCTACAACACTTAGAGTTGTTCAAGGTTCCGCGATTGTTAATCCTGGAATTACCCGATAATGGCTGGAATAACTACAGTCACAACTGAGGATAACTCTACTGCAACTACAGTTTTATTAAATAATAGGACTGATAAATCAGTTTCATCTCTTGATGATACCAGCAAATCCGTAAAAATTTTACTGAATAATTAATTTGGAGTAAAATGGCATCACCATCTACAAGACAAGAATTAATAGATTACTCTCTACGAAAACTTGGTGCGCCAGTTTTAGAAATCAACGTAGATGATGACCAGATAGACGATTTGGTTGATGATAGTATTCAATATTTTCAAGAGCGTCATTATGACGGATCTCAAAAAACGTATCTAAAATATCAAATTACACAAGATGATATTGATAGGGGAAGGGGTCCAGGTAGCTCTGCAAGCAGTGGAATTTCAACTACAACAGTAGCAGATTCTGTTGGAGTAACAACACAATTTTCATATGAAGAGAATAATAACTATATCAAAGTACCAGATTTTGTTATAGGAATCAATAAAATTTTCAAATTTGACACTAGTTCTATTTCTGGTGGCATGTTTAGTATTAAATATCAACTATTTTTAAATGATCTTTACTTTTTTAGTAGTGTTGATCTACTAAATTATTCAATGACAAAAAGATATCTAGAAGATATTGATTTCTTATTAACTACCGACAAGCAAATTAGATTTTCAAAGAGATCTGGCAGATTATATCTAGATATTGATTGGACTGCTCAGACAGCTGGGGATTATCTTGTTATTGAATGTATTCGTGCTTTGAATCCATCAGATTTTAATGAAATATTTAATGATACTTGGGTAAAAAGATACACGACTGCTTTAATTAAAAGACAGTGGGGTGCGAACATGATGAAATTTAGTGGAACCAAACTACCTGGAGGTGTTGAACTTAACGGTAGACAATATTATGAAGATGGAAATTCAGAAATAAGAGAAATAGAAGATAAGATGGCTAGTTATTATGAACTACCTCCCATGGACATGATAGGATAATGGCAAGAAATCCCTATTTTCTACAAGGATCAAAGCAAGAGCAATATTTGCTTCAAGATCTAATCAATGAGCAATTAAAGATCTATGGGATAGATGTATATTATATCCCAAGAAAAATAATTGGCACCGAAACTCTCTCAAGAGAAGTAACGATGTCTAAATTAGATGATAATTTTATCATTGAAGCATATCTCGATAACTATGAGGGATATGGTGGTAATACTGATATTATGACCAAGTTTGGAATAGAACTTAGAAATGAAATTTCTTTGACTATTTCAAGAGAAAAATTTGATACTTATATTGTAGAGTTTTTAAAAGACTTAAAAGAACAAGATGCCAGTGAAATCATACTAGATAGCAGACCTAGAGAAGGTGATGTAATATATTTCCCACTTGGTGAAAGACTATATGAAATTAAAAATGTTGAGCATGAAAAGCCATTCTTTCAATTAGGTGAAAATTACGTTTATCAATTACAGTGTGAACTTCTTAGACTTGAAGATGAGATTATTAATACTGGAGTTGCTGAGATTGATGACGCAGTTATTGATGAAGGATATATTACTACAATAAATCTTACAGGATCTGGTGTAAATGCTACTGCAACTGCTGGTATTGCGTTGACTGGAGCAGTTAGAAAAATTGAACTTAATAATGATGGATATAACTATACATCAGTTCCAACGGTAGCAATTTCAACTGCACCTGTAGGTGGAACAAATGCAACAGCTGTTGCAATAACAACATCCAACTCTATTCTGGAAGTTCTTATTACAAATGCTGGTGCAGGATATACAGTAGTTCCAACTGTCACATTTAGTGGTGGCGGTGGTATTGGAGCAGCTGCAACAGCAATTCTTGGTGATGGATCTGTTCAAACACTCACCATTACAAACCCTGGATCACTTTATGTTACTGCTCCTGTAGTAACTATGGCTGGTTCAGCAAATACATCAATCGGTTCCTCTGCTGAAGTATTCTCCACGATTGGAACTGGTGGAACTATTACTGAAATGAAAATTAGAAATGCTGGATTTGGTTATACTGTGGCACCAACCGTAGGTATTTCTACAGCACCATCAATTGGAACTGGAGTCTTTGTTAGTAATGAAATTGTTACTGGAAGTCTATCTGGCACTACAGCAAGAGTCAAGAAATACGATAAAGATGCCAAGACCCTAGACGTGTACATAAATAGTGGTACGTTCACAGCTGGAGAAAATATTGTAGGCGCTACATCTAACGCCACGCATACAGTCTCCGCCTTTAAATCAGATCCTGGAATTCAAATAGAATTCGCTCAAAATGAAGAGATTGAAGACTTAGCTGATGATATCTTAGACTTCACAGAATCGAATCCCTTCGGTACATACTAATGTTAGGAACTTATTACTATCACGAAATATTACGAAAGACAATCGTTGCCTTTGGTACTATTTTTAATGATATTCATGTAAGACATACGAGTGATGACTCTGGAACAATTAGTGATATAAAAGTTCCTTTAGCATATGCACCTCAACAAAAATTTCTTGCAAGGTTAGAACAACAGGCACAACTCGATAGACCAGTTGCGATAACATTGCCAAGAATGTCATTTGAAATGTTGGGAATTACATATGATGCATCTAGAAAGTCAAATGTAACTAAAACTTTCAAAGCAGTAGATGGTGAAAATCTAAAGAAAGTATTTCTTCCTGTTCCTTATAACGTAGAATTTCAGTTATCAATATATTCAAAGTTAAATGAAGACGCTCTACAGATAGTAGAGCAAATTTTACCATACTTCCAACCATCTTTTAAAGTTAGTGTTGATTTGGTGAATTCAATAGGAGAGAAAAGAGATATTGCAATTACATTAAATAATATCAATATGACTGATGAATACGAAGGGAATTTTCAAACCAGAAGAGCTTTAATTTATAATTTAACGTTTACTGCTAACACATATCTATTTGGTCCTATAGCAGAAAGCACTGATGGACTAATTCGTAAGGTTCAAGTTGATTATCATACTCAAACTGATACAGATTCAGCTAAACGTGAAATGAGATATACCGCTGTTCCTGATCCTATTGATGCCAATCCTGGAGATGACTTTGGATTCAGTGAAACCATAGAAATGTTTAGTGATAGTAAGTCATTTAATCCCGCTTCAGGAACTGATTCATAATTAATACCATGCCTAAATCATTCGATAAAATTAGTGATTCTTTGAATACTGAAACTGATATTATAGATATCACTCCCAAGGAATCTGAAATTATTCCAGTTGTTTCTGATGAAAGAATTGAAC